GTCACATCTGTGGTCTTAGGATACCTTCGTACCTTGAAAGAGTACTAACTCTTTTAGGGGACGACTCGATGGGTAATCTCGGATACAATCCGAGAGCCTGGGGTAGGTCAGCGATTTGTTGCAAACACGTCCAGTGTTTGAAGACAGTCTGCTGGAATACCATAAGTACCTTTTCGTCAAAGGTACGAGTATCAGGGTCAAGGACCCTTTTACTTGGATCGTCCATGGAATTGTTCCACACGGTCCTAGTGAGCTCCGTTAAAGAGCGCACCACTCGCTGCTGAACCTTAAGTAAGAATTTCTCGGTCTCCAACAGGGAGAATGAAAGATCCTTACCAGGAACAGACATGTTAAGTCCAACAGGTTCTTGTAAATGCTTTACAGCATCAAAGACTTCCCGTTGGCGTTTGGTCATCAACTCACGAGATCTTGGCCCGATTAATCGTGCTAGATCAAGGAATGAATCGTTCGACATCTTTCTCCACTTTAACTGAGGTATTGTAAGGTCAGGTGTTATCACCTTTCCAGCAAATTCAGCAAGTTGAGAAGAAGTAATACTCTTTTCTACTGAGTAAGGACAACCAGTATTATTGAGAAACTCAACATATTGATTGTACAGGTCAGTATCAAAGATTACCACATCGTCTCCCACAACTAGGAACTGAGAATCCTTATTACTAAGGGTCTTTAGTACCAATCCATGCGCTAAAGTAAACGCAAAGAAACTGGGATACATACCGAGGGGTTGGCCACGCTTCCATGTAATATCACCATTTTCTGATTTCCAAGACATCCGCGATAAATCGTGGAATAATTGTAAATCAGGAACATCACCAAAGATTGTTCTTAAGACCATTAACTGAATATCTAGAGGAAAATAATCTGTAGCATTACTAAGGTCTATGGAGTAGACCGTGTTACCAGATCTTAGATTACTCTGAATAATAGGAATGGCCTTTAACTGATCAAAGGTGCAATCCCAAGGGAGACATCTTACGATGTCACCAATGGAATCACCAAGTGGCTTCAAAGCCAATTGGTGGATACGATATGGGGACGCAACCGCCCTTAGTTTGTAGCCCGGCTCTTGAATGAAATGTACCTCACCAGCATAGCTGATAGGGTCCATTAATTCAAGTTTCGGGAAGACTGTTGGATATCCAGAACCGGCAAGTACAGGTGCATATAATGCATAGTGCTTCCAGGTAAAGGAGTAATTACTCGGTAAATCAAGCCAACGAATGTCACTAAAAATCTCACGATTTTGAGCAACAGTACGATTGGAATGAGGAACCGGAGCGAACTTTTCGGGAGAACCGCGATATGTTACAACACTGTTGTCACATCTCTTGATATCCCGATGACCGATATTACTTATAGCCGTCCATGATATCCTACTAAGGAATTCAAGGGTGAGGTTACAAGGAGTATCACATGTTACTGCACT